ATACACACTTGAAGTGTGCTCAACAAGAGAAGTCCATGACCCTCGACGATCTCAAATCCCGCCACAGCGCGCTGCTGGCCGAGAGCTACAGCGGCACGCGCAGCGTCAGCTATGACGGCAAGACCGTCACCTACGGCTCGGACGCGGAGCTGGCCGCGGCGATTGCCGATATCGAGCGGCGGATTGCGACGCTGGAGCGGGGCGCTGGGCGTATCCTGCGCCCCTTCGCCATTAAGGATCTGTGATGAACTGGCGACAGCGCCTCGGGGCGTTCATCGGCGGGTTCGACGCGGGCCAGCACCACCGCCGCCTGCGCGGGTTCCGCGCCACGCGTGCGCATGTCAACGCGCTGATCGCAGCCAGCGGGCCCGATATCACCGCCCGCGCCCGCTGGCTGGTGCGCAACAACGGCTATGCGGTGAACGCTGTAGAAAGCTGGGCCGCCAATACCGCAGGCGACGGGATCAAGCCTATCTCGAAGATCGCCAATGCGGCCCGCAAGGAAGAGGTGCAGCGGCTCTGGCTCGCCTGGACCGACGAGGCCGACGCCGAAGCGCTGACGGATTTCTACGGGCTGCAGCGCCGCGCGGCGCGCGAGGTGTTTATCGCGGGCGAGGTGTTCTTCCGCATCCGGATGCGGCGCGCGGGCGATGGTCTCACCGTGCCCCTCCAGCTGCAGATGCTGCCGGCCGAGATGCTGCCGCTGGAGCAGACTGGCACCTCCGCCAATGGCAACGCCATCCGCCAAGGCATCGAGTTCGACCGGATCGGTCGGCGCGTCGCCTATCACTTCCTGCGCCGCCATCCGGGCGACAGCACCGATCCGGGGCTCTCTGGCGAAATCGTGCGCGTCCCGGCATCGGAGGTGATCCACGTGATCGACCCGGTCGAGGGCGGTCAGTTGCGCGTCTTCTCGAAGCTTGCACCCGCCATCGTCAAGCTTTTCCTGCTCGATCAGTATGATGATGCCGAGCTGGACCGCAAAAAGGTCGCGGCGATGTATGCGATGTTTGTCACATCCCCTGCCCCGGAAAACCCGCTGGCGCCACCCGAGGATGAGGACGGTGCAGGCGGGCTCGAGATCAGCCCGGGCCAGGTCGTGCGGCTCGATCCGGGCGAGGATGTGACTGTCGGCCAGCCCGCCGACAGCGGCGGGACCTATGAGCCCTTCCAGTACCGGACGCTGCTGCAGATCTCGGCCGCGCTGGGCATTCCCTATCCCTATCTCGCCAACGACATGGTGAAGGGGAACTTCTCGAACTCGCGCCTCGCGCTGATCGAGTTCCGCCGCCGCGTGTCCGCGTGGCAGCACTCGGTGATGGTGTATCAGCTGTGCCGGCCGGTCTATGCCCGCTGGATGGATGCGGCGGTGCTGTCGGGGGCGCTGACCCTGCCCGGCTACGAGGCCAACCGGGCGCGCCTGCTCACTGCCGACTGGCTGCCCACCAAATGGGACTGGGTCGATCCCCTGAAGGATGCCAATGCCGAGATCGCCCAGATCGAGGCGGGGCTCAAATCCCGCACCCAGGCCATCGCCGAGCGCGGATACGACGCCGAACAGGTCGACCGCGAGATCGCCGCCGAACATGCCCGCGAGCGCGCGCTGGGCCTCGATTTCCGCCGGCCCGGCTCGCCTGCGCAAGGCGTCCAGGCGGTGCCGGTCGAGGGGGATGATGCCGGGCCGGAGGTCACAGAGACTCAAGGGAACCCCGCGGATCGCGAGGACGAATAGATATTACGCAGTCAGCGGGCGTACACCCGACAGGCGCGCCGCCTTTCGGGCAAACGTGACCAGTTCACTCGCCCCGGCACGCCGGGCTGCGGCGGCGATCATCAGATCGGCAAAGCCAAAGCCATCGTTGCGATAGCGATCAACAGCCACGCCGACCTCGTCGGCCGCCTCAATCATCAGTTCGGTTGCCGACAACAGACCATCCAGTGCGGCGGCAATCTCGGCGCGCTGGTAGCCATAGGCGCGTTCCAGAACCCAGACGAGTTCGACAAGAACCTCACGGCCGACAAATCCGGGGGCGGCATCGGTCAACTGATCAACGATGGTATTCGCGAGGCGCGCCTGCGCAGGGTCGTCCTGCACGAGGAAGCGCACCAGCACATTGGTATCGAGCGCGATCATGCGCCAGGCGTCCCGCTCTCCGCAGCACACTCGCCAATCGCCTCGTCCATCGCGTCCAGCGAAACAGCCTTTTGCCCCGGCCGGGCAAGAGCGCCCCGGAGCTCCTTGACCGACCGCGCCCTCAGGATGCGCACCTCGCCGTCGAGAATGACGTAGCGCACCCGGTCACCGCTCGTGAGACCAAGCGCCGCCCGGACATCGCGGGGCAGCGTGGTCTGGCCTTTGACCGAAACTGTCGATTCCTGCATCGGCACATTCCTTACATATCGCCACATCTCCTTACCATGTGGAGATTAGAAATGCAAAATCAAGCAAAGGACCAGCCCTGATGCTCCATGCCCGCATTGCCGCGCGCGCCTTCAACACGCCGCTGCTGGTCGAACCTTCCAAGGCCATGGCGTTTCTGTCGGGCCTCGGGCCGCGCGTTCTCGGGCGGCGGGTCGAGACGGCAGGCATGGATGGCGTGCCAGAGGTTTCAGCGCCCCCGCCAGCCCGTGCCAGCATCATCGCCGGAAGCCTCACTGAAAGCCTGCGTCAGCACGGCGACGCACCCTATCCGGTCATCGACGGCATTGCCGTGATCGAGATCTCCGGCGTGCTGATCCATCGCGGCGGTTGGATCGGGGAGTCCTCCGGCCAGACCAGCTATGAGGGGATCGCCGCGCAGATCGAAGCTGCCGCCAGTGACCCGTCCGTCCGCGGCATCGCACTGGAGATCGACAGCTTTGGCGGCGAGGTGGCCGGGGTGTTCGACCTTGCCGACCGCATCCGCGCGTTGCGCCGCGACAAACCGGTCTGGGCCTTCGTCGCCGAACACGCCTTTTCGACTGGCTATGCGCTCGCCTCCCAGGCCGACCGCATCCTCCTGCCACGCACCGGGGCGCTGGGCAGCATCGGAGTCGTGGTGATGCATGCCGATCTCAGCGGCCAGCTCGATCAGGACGGTGTGCGCGTCACGCTCGTGCATTCCGGCCGCCACAAGGTCGATGGGAACCCGTACGCTCCACTTCCCGAGGGCGTTCGCGACGACATTCAGCGCGAAATCGACGTGTTGCGGTTCCTCTTTGCCGAGACCGTCGCCGCCGGGCGCGATGGGCAGCTCAGCCAGGAGGCCGCCATGGCGACCGAGGCCGCGACCTTCCGCGGCGCCGATGCCGTCGCGGCAGGCCTCGCCGATGAGGTTATCGATCTTGGCAGCGGCTTTGCTGCTTTCCGGCAGATGCTGGCGCGCACCCCAATCCTCGCCAACGCGCGCAGTCGGCGCGCATCTCTTCCCAAACCCAAACAGGAGGCAATCATGGCCACCGAGAACGACCCCGACGACAGCCCGCAGGACATTGGACCAGACCTGACGGATATCGAGAACGGTGAAACGGATGCTGCCGATGATCCGCCCGCCGTTCCGGCCCCGACCCCCGCAGCAAATGAGCTGCTCGCAGTCGCGACACCAGCCCCCGCACAGACCGCCCCGCAATCTGGCAACCTGGCCGAGCTTTCGGCGCAGCTTCGCGAGGCGGCGGCGGAGATCGCCGAGATCGCGGCGTAGGCGGGCCGGCTCGGCATCGCGATCGACGCCGCGAAAGCGCTGCGCGACGCCACCACCCCTGAAACCTTGCGCCGTCTCGTCCTCGAGCGCGCAAGCGCCACGGCGGACGCGCGCGATATCGTTGCCGCCCCGCCGTCGCCGGTCGTGGCGCAAGCGACAGAAAGCCCGATCGTGGCCGCCGCGAAACGCGCAGCCGCGACCGGCACGAAAGCCTGATCACCCGGGTCATACCGACCGACACCCTCCCGACACTCGTCTGCCTGACTGATCCCCCGCCGCGCGAATGCGGCGGGGGATCTCTTTTGTCCCCTTCGCATGGAGACCCACCATGACCGTTCTGACCCAACCGCCCACCATGGGCGATGTCCTCAAATACGAGGTCAATCCGAACTACACCCGCGAGACCGTCACGCTGCTTTCGGGCACCACCTATCCCGTAGGTGCCGTGCTGGGGCGCATCACGGCGAGCGGCAAGTACAAGCTCGCCACCTCCGGCGGCACCGATGGTGCCCAGACCGCCAGCGCCGTGCTGCTCTACGCCGTGGATGCCAGCCTCGCCGATGCTGTGGGCATTGTGCTGGTGCGCGGCCCCGCCATCGTCTCGAAGGCGGCACTCGTCTTCGATGCCACAGTCGATGATGCGGCCAAGATCACCACCAAGCTGGGCCAACTCGCAGCCCTCGGCATCATCCCGCGCGACACCGCCTGATCCGGCCACGCGCACCGCAAGCCCTTCGTCCCTGCCCCCTCTTTCCCCGGAGTTACCACATGACCCTCACCCGCAACCCGTTCGACGCGGGCGGCTATTCGCTCGCCGAGATGACGCAGGCCATCAACATCCTGCCCAACCTCTATACCCGCCTCGGTCAGATCGGCCTCTTTCGCTTTGAGGGCGTCACCCAGCGCTCCATCGTGATCGAACAGCGCGAGGGCGTGCTGAGCCTGCTGCCCTCGGTGCCGCTCGGCGCGCCTGCCACCGTCGGCAACCGCGAGGCCCGCTCGATGCGCAGCTTCGCGCTGCCGTGGATCCCGCATGATGA